GCAGCTGGGGAACGCGCATCCGGGTTCTTTTTCCTCCGGGAGAAAAGCTCATGCTCGAACACCAGGCACTGGTCAGACAGCAGAAGCAGCTTCGGGAACAACAAAAAATGGCGATAATCAATAATGATAAAACCCTTAAAATGCTTAAGGAACAGCGGATAAATTTTTCTGCCAGTGTTGTCAGAATGATGCTCAGTTCTTTTATTGGCTGGCAGGGCAATATTGCTGACCAGCCTGCGGATGCGCTTGGGAAACAATCGCTGTCGACCGGCATATTTGATTTGCCACGGTCACTTCTTTATTGGCAGACAAACGCTGCCAGCGATCCTGATCTTTTAAGAAACCAGAAAAATGCCATTGTCCAGCTCGAAATCTATGAACGTTTTTGGGCAGAACTTCGTGATAAGAGCCTTGCCGAACTTGAGACTGCCGGTGATCCGGTTTTTGATCAGGATATGGAGAAATTTGTAGCTCTATACGAGGCGCTCGACGCGATCTAGTTTAGAATTTGATTTATATTGCATTGCAATAATGCGCGTGCGATGCAGTGTTCTAAATGCAATAAACATGCAATGATCGCTGATGTCAGCTGGTTTTTAGCAGGGCTTCCCTTCCTGGGTTAATACCTTAACCGGAATTTTTTGTCGTTGCAGCAAAAAAAGATGGGTTGTTATTTTTCTGTTACGAAACGATATGCTGGTTTGCTGCGACTTTGAAGAAGTTTTGATTGTCTTGCGGATAATTCTGTTAAATAAAAAAATATTTTTTCTTGACACATTGCAGCAAAAATGGCATTATTGTTTTTGCAGGACGACAAAATTTATTAAAAATTTTAACAGGAGAAAAAAAATGAACAACAATATGAATAAATGGATGGAATTTTCAACCGAGTATGCCAAGCTGATGAACGAAAATTTTCAGGTCATGAACAAGTTCTGGAACGCCTCAATGGAACAGACCAGCGGATTCACCAGAAAGAACATGGAAATGTTTTTTGAACACATGAATCGCAACGCTGAACTCATGCATGAAATGCATCAGACAGCCATAAATTCAAATGATGAAATCAAGGCAATCTTCAAGCAGAATATCGAAAAATTCAACACTCGCTATCAGAAGATTTATGAAGAAACCATGAAAAGCATTATGCCCAAAACCATGGAAGCCGGCAAATAAGTCTGGCTGCATACAGGCAAAACCCGAAGCTGTCCGGCTTCGGGTTTTGCTTTTTGGGTTTTTTGCTGGTTTGCGGTATTCGGGGTGGTTGAATGTGTTATATATAAAAGTGCGCTCAGACTTTTGTCTGATGATTCGGCGTGGCATGAACAATATCAATTTGTCTTTGTGGTGAGCTGGAAAAGGATTTTTGGGCGGCGCTGATGATGAAAATAATTTTCAGTCCGAAATTTTTCGAGTCGGATTATGCCAGTGACTGTGCGGCTGTTCCTGGCAGACTTGATATAACCGGTCAAATGTTTTGACACATTTTTGCGTTTATTTTGACATTTTTGTAAAAAGACATTTTCTTTTACTGCTTTGGGCAAAGACATTTTTTCTTGTCTCCCCACAAGTTTTAATCGTCATTAGCGGGTAACGCTGCCTTCCGACAACAGAGAATCTTTATTTTGCCAATGCTGCTTTTATTTCTTCTACTGATTCGGCGGTATCTATTTTTTCTTGCATCTCGCTATACTTTTGTCTAATTCCAACTCTTGCCGATTCCAGTTCTGTTGTTGACTTTCCTGGTATTTGCTTGCTAATTGCTTCATCAAAAGGCTCAAAGTCTTTTTCACGCATCAGTCGTCGTTTATTATGTGCAATTATCTTTGCTTTGTCTAAATCGATAAGTATTTTCATGAGTTTGCCTCGATTTTGTTGATAATGATTAGAAATCATACCGCCGTAGCCGTCAGGCACCGAAAAATCAGCAGTCCACGCCGCTCTAAATTCCCTGTCTGAAGGGATATCGCTCTCATCGACAAGCAAAAACGGTATTCCGTCAGGCACATCTTTAGATGCTATTTCAGCTATAGACATGCCGCAATCAGCCGGAATAATTACAGATATTTCATCGAAATGCGGATAAATAATTCTCATTTTTGCGTCCCCTTATAGTGTAATCAAAACACTGAGATTGTTATTGTCATAAGCAGCACCGTTTGCAGCAGATCCGGATGCCAATCGTAGCCGAGTAGTTGTTTTAAGAGTTGGAGATGTGCCATTATCCGAACGAATCCCCATTACGATAGAAACGTTTGTAGGCACACCGTTGAAACTGCCTTCTCCTGTTGTTACTGCATAATTGGAACTTGGAAGCGCATTTTCAAAATTTAATGTATAGTCACCGACGCCGTTATCTGTAATGCTTGATATTCCTGCGCTATTAACTATTGAAAGCGTTCCGATTGCATTAAAATATGCCCAGGCGACAATATCGCCCTCGGATTTCGTGCCATATCTTGTATAGTTCACAGTTCCAGCAGCATCTTCAAGTGTTAATGTACCAACAGCATAAATAGCATCAATTACAGTAGCAAAGCCATATCCCCAATCATTGTTGTTTCCAATTACAATAAAAAATCCTGTGGTGCCAGATGTCGAGGTTTTAAAGCGGACTGTAATTTTTGATGCCACTGGACGGCCAGCAATAATCTTTACGTAACAATCTGACAACCAAGTATTTGCAGCAGCCCTAAGCTGTATAGACCCGCCGATTTCCATTAACAAGTCACCTATTTGCACTCTAACGCGCGTAGAAACAGAAACCCCCTGCGATAGAGTTCCGAGAGGACCTACATAGATTGAAAAATAGCCGGTATAGCTTGATAAACCATGGACTCCGTAATTTTTTGCGCCATTCGTCGGCGACAATATGAAAGCATCACCTGCTACGACTTGTCCCGCAAAATTTCCGGTTGATCCGCTTATATCCCCACTAAATGCCGCATTGCCGCTGGCATCTATCAACACGGTGCGAGTTGTGTTTTGCCACGCTTCAATCCCGGTGCTTGTAAACTTGACACCGCTTGTGCCGCTACCCACGTTCGGGGCTGTTCTGATGTCTTTGCCGATGATTTGATCTGATGTTAGCTTGTTAGTAGTAATTGCGCCGTCTTTAATTAGTGTTTCCGGCAAGACTTCTTCTATTCTAAAGTCCTGTGCATATACCGCAACCCCGGCAGCAACGTTATAATTAAGATCTAGTCCAATTATTACAGATGCAGAACCGGCAGGAGGCGTAACAACAACACTGATTTCTTCCCAGCCGGGAGTAGTTTTTGTTAGCGCTTTCGGCCATTGCTGACTACCAAGCGTGCCACCAGAATCAGCATATCTCGCGGTTATATAGTTTAGTGTTGTTGTTGAATTGTTTTGATAAATCCATGCTTTAATTCTGTATTGTTTAGCGGCATCTATGGGGATTCTCTTTGCTGTAATAGGCCGAATAGAGACGCCGTTTGCAAAGATTATATTGTTCCCGACCTTGCCAACTGTTGTAGTTGAGAATACGTTTGCGCTCGAACCGCGAGAACTCCATGCCGTGGGGTCTTCAAAATTCGGGTCATCGTTCAGGGCTGCGCCTGCTTTCCCGACCTTTAATTTGTCAACCGTTATGCTGCCGCCTTCGTATCTTGCAGCATTTATAAAGCCTGCTGTAAGCTTTGCTGCATTCACATTGTTTATGTGAGCATCGTTTATCAGCGCGTTAGCGATTTGCGCTGATAAAGTAATCAACTGGCCGGTTGTCACAAGATCCGAAGTAATCCGCCCAAACGCGACATCGCCGGGGAACATGTAAAGTGATTTGATCTCGGTTGCGGAAAGAGCGCGGGAGTAAATGCGAGGGTCGAAGATTATCCCTTTTGCAAATAAAGTATCTTTGCTATATCTAACCCCCATAGTTACGGTCGAACCAAGAGATGCTACCGCGGACGAAACCTCTCCACCATTAATCCCATTTTTATAAACGGTTATTTTTGATCCATCAAATACGAAGGAAAGAAGGGCCAACTCCCCGATAGATAAAGTTACTCCGGGAAGCTTCTCAGATACGTCATAGATTTTCAGATTATTACTATTTTTAGATCTGTAGATTGCCAATCTGGGGCTATACGCATCAAATAAAACCTGTGAGTCGCCTGTAGTCTCAGCTGTAAGATTAACCCAGAAAGACAGGGTCATTGCGCCCCCAGAGCCAACAGAAACGCCGCTTAAATCGATATAATCGTTGCTTCCGTCAAATTGAAAGGCTTTACCAACCTCCGAATCAACTACAGCAACTCCGCCATAGGCGCGGCCATGATTACCGTTTCCCGAAACATCTTTGACGCCGCTTGCTTCTGCGATACTCGCAGTCGTGCAGTTTTTTGCAGACCACGACGCAACTGAACCGATGGCCTGCCTGATCGCTTCTGGGCTGACATCGTTGTTTAAAATCATGCTGATTGTCAGCGGCCCGAAAGCATCACTGAAAACTGAAGGATTGCCCCAAGTATCAACAGCTTTTGCCCAGTAATAATAGGATGAACCGTATTCGGTTTCTAAATCGACAGTCTTTGCTATGCCTTTTGTGCTTTCAACATAGCCGATCTTTGTAGCTGTGCCACTGTTGTTGCTGGTATTGCGATATATCTCAAACCCGGCCATGTCTGACGGCACTGAGGCAAGCGATAGGTTTATTGATACATTTTTGAGACTGCTGGTTGCAGAGATAGATGGCTTACCTGGTGGAATATCATCGCCCTGCACAGTAATTGTGCCGGTGATAAAATCGCTTTTGCCAGTCGGGGACATCATTCTGATTCGCACGGCATAGGGCTGACCGGCTTTGACCGGGGCGATTTCGAAACTGCCGCCCTGCAACATGCCGTGATCATTCCATTCAAGAATGGGCAAAATCCCTTGAGCGTATTCGACGCTTGCTGCAAGATAGCCGCCGACTGGCGGCGTGAATCTGCCGATTAAAACGACATGATTTGTGCTGCCGGGCGAGGACCGGACTTCCGATGATAACGTCAAGCCGGAGGCCTGGCCAGGGTTGATCGCCGACGAAATTGGAACGTCTTTTGTCCAGGCAATTGTTGTGCCGGGTGTGCCACTCACAAAATCATCAACACTGTAACGTTCGGCTTCGATCACATGCACAAAATCGGTAATCTGAATGCGAACGATCTGGAAAAGACCGGTGATTGAATGAGCCGGATGATTGACTGTAATGACCTGGCCGTCCGCTGCATCGTCTGGTAGTTCGAGCGTCTCAAACTGCACTTTCCATGCCGCTGTCTGGCTTTTCTGGCAGGTGTAATCGAGAATCGCTTTGGCAGTAGCAGCATCACGCAGCAAATAGCTCTGGCCAGTAAATTTCTGTTCATCGATTTTTGCTATGCTTTGTGCATTTTCGTATGTATCAGACTGCATGAAAATGCCTGTAATCGGGTTATAAGAGTATTCAAGGCGACCCTTGTTGTAAACCCGGCCAACATAAGCACCTTTGCCATACTGCAAAAGCTTGATGTTTGAAAGCGCCGGGGAATAAGTCTTTACCGATGATGCCGGAGCATCAACAAACAGGTTTCTTTTGCCGTTTTTGCTGATCCGGTATCGGCCACGAATAGCATTGCAGATTTGATCGATCCAGCTCATAGCATGCTGCCGGAAATAAAGAATGCCGTCCATCTTCAGGCCTGCGGCATCAACTTTGGCAATGCTGGCAGCAAAAGAATCAAGATCAATGTCAGATTCGCTGACTCCAAGTCCCCAAGCGTTTGTGCCGCTTTTTGCTGTTTTCAAAAACCACAGCAAAAATCTGGCACCATTGCGGCACTCTTCCAGAGTGTGGCTGCCGAGCTTCAAGCCAACTATCTCAGCGCTGATCGCGGCATAAGAGCCGTCATCATTTTTGCGTTTCGCAGGGTCAGTGATTTGCACAAAACAAAAGCCAGGATGCTGACCCTGGTCTGCCGTGCCGGTATAAGCAACAAAGCCTTCCGTTAACTCATCTGTGCCGCTGTAGACTTTGACTACCTGCCTGATTTCGCCGACGCAGAGCAGATAGATCCCATTGATTTTGTCATACAAAATGCCCTTGACCAGAATCGGATCAGCAACGGTCCCGCCGACAACCAGCGGCAAGGTCACATCAATAGCGGATTGATGCGTTGATTCGCTTACCGTAAACAGGTGAACTACTTCATCAGGCACCATTTCAAGCAGCTCAGGAGCTGTTTTTTCAGTAGCTGTGACATACAAAACCCCGGCCATGTCATATTCAAAGCCAGTTATCTGTCCCGCCCAGGTTTGACTCATCCCTTCAACAGTTACAAATGCACCCCACAAATCGAGTTCACGCGGGATAAACCAATCATTATTTCTGATGTTGATTGGCAGCGTGACTGGCGTATAACCGGCCCTGCTGAAAGTGCGGACCAGGCTGACAGAATTCAGCAGGCGCTCTTCAAAACAACCAATGCCGTCAACATTTTCTGCAGTGCCGGCAACTCTGTAAACACTGGACTCAACTTGAATTGTAACTCTCATACGAGCTCCTGCAGCGTATAGTCGAAATCGACTTTGATTGGGCTGTAAACGCGTGGTTTGCGTGCTCTGGGCCGATAAACAAGGAAAGAGTCGGCGACGTTATCACAAAGCTGACTGTAAACAACACCGACTTCCCAGCCTTTCAAAACAGGCGCGGCATCATATTCTGCTTTGGTTATGCCAAGCATCGATGATGCGATAATGTGCCTGCCTCGGCCTTTTGATTGTTCCACGTAGCCGCCGCCATCAGGTTCCCAGATGTTGGCATCTTCTTTTACAGCCGGTTCCCAGGTCGATGCATAAAGATAGACTGACTTGCCGATAATGATGTTCGACAGCTGTGGCAGCGTGCCATTCAGCAAGGTCTGTACCGGAATAAGTATGCTGACATAACGATATGGCACCGCTGAAAGATTAAAAAAGCCTTTCACAATGCTAATATCATCAGCTGCCAGAGTCACCGGGATAGACACCGCAGGAGCAGACCAGCTGTTTGCTGAATTTGCCTGGATAGTTGCGTTTAAAAAATTCGCGCCATTGATCCACATTTCATCAACGTTTTTTGCAGACCCCAGATCGGCGGTTATTCTGATGTCTGCAGCAAATGATGATGCCTTCCAGATCAAGCTGTATGGGTATTTAAGCAGATTCGATACCGGAAACTCTGCAGCCGCACTTGTAGCAGTCAGAGTTGATATGACTGACATGTTTTTATCAGTAAGAAGTCTCATGTCATGCTCCCCCATTTCGCTTTTGCGACTTCGGCTTGTCGTTTTTTTTGCAAAATTGCAGTCACTTCAGGATTGTCTGCAAACTCTTCAAGCAATGCATCAATAGCAACAATGGCATCGTTGTCAGAAAGAATAATCATCTTGTTTCCGCGTTTATCAAGTTCACCGATCGCGGAAAGCGCAGTCTCGATTTGTGCGTTGCGCTGACTTTCGAGCTTTTGTTTTTCAATTGCGGCTAATTCTTGCTCTTTCTGCAAGATTGCATCTTTTGTCTGCAGCAATGCGTTTTGCGCAGTCTGAAAGCGCTCAAAAGCCGCGTTTTGCTCTTCGATTGTTTTGCTGGCGTCGAGTGCTTCCTGCTCAGCGTCTTTCCAGATTTGCTCGTAAACAGCAAGGGCTTTTTCCAGATTCGATAATTCGGCTTTTCCGGCATCGTAAAGCTTTGCCGGATCAGAGCCGGCATCAGCATACATCCTAGCGATGTTCATGTCTGTTATGCCTGCCTGTTTCAGCAGTGGCAGCAGCGCTTGTATAGACCCCGACGAGTCTGACAATGATTTGTCGCCGAGCATTTGCGACAAAATGTCTGATGTTGTTAAGCTGCCCAGCGTAGCGTTTGATAAAAAAGGTGACATCAAGTTCGTTCTTCCGGCCTCTTTCGCTGCAACAAGGTCTATTTTTGCTTGTTCGTAAGCTTTAAGCACAGATGTTCTGTCTGCTTCGCTGTATTTATAGTCTTGCCCTTCCTGTATTTTTGCTTCAAGTGCATCAATTTGTTGCTGGTATGTCGCAATCTGATTTGTATACATGCTTATTCCGCCTATATTCCACGGATTGCGATTATAATTTGAGGGAGCTTGTTTGCCTGCCAATTCTGCGTTCTGCCGTGCAATAACGATATTGTTTTCGATCGCGGCCTGTTGATTGCGCAAATCTGCAATTTCACTTTCACTCAGATTTTTTGCAAAAGTAGCATTATAAGCAGACTCGGCATCAGCGGCCGAAAGCTGCAAAGCTTTGACGCTATCAGTGCGATTAAGTTGCCACAAGTCGTATGATCTGCGCGTCTGCTCGCCCATAACTGATTCCTGCAGCTTTTTTATGTTGTCAATGCTTGCCTGTGCCTGATTACTTCCTTCAAGCAAGTAAGTCGTTGTTTTCTTGCTTGTAATACCGTTGCCGGATTTGGTTTTTCTGACCCATGCGTAATAGAATTCTGCTTCGTCAAGCAAGCGGCGCGTAGTTTCGCTTATACCGGCTTGTATATACAGCTGATCACGTAATTCTTTTGCTTGTGTCACCTGGTCATTGAGCGATGCTGATGTGTTAATATGTTCTTCGCCATGCACAACGCTGCCGCCGAACAATCTGCCAGGGGAACTCAGAAAAGAAAAAGCAGCGCCGATTGCAAGATTTTGTCCGAGCGCACCATAATTAAGCTTGTTATCTTTGCCATAAACAGGCTTGAACAAGCCACCGAGAATTTTGTTATCGCTGGCCAGAGCGCCGGTATTTTTTTTGCTAAAAACAGACTGTATTGTATCTGTCAATATTCCACTGACAACGCCAGAGATTCCACTACCAAGGTTAGTTAAAAAGCCTGAAAAATCAGCGCGTCTGAATCCGTCCGAAACAGCAGAAGCAACTGCATCTGCGAATGGGTTCTCAACTTCTTTCGCGGCTTTTTGCGATGTTTCCTTTGTTACATCTATAAATTTATTCGTGAAATCAGTTGTCAGTAAACCACCAGAGAAAATATTAGACATGCTTGCAGTCATTGATGCGGCAAACCGCTGATCTGTGAGTTCGAACGGGTTTAGCTTGTTAATATTTTCAGAAAAATCAAAGGTTGAGAAATTCTTGAAAACCTCAAGAACCTCTTCGATAGCATCTTTATTAGATGCTAACTCGGCCATTTCATCGTTGAACTTTTTAAGTTCAGGCGGGATATCTTTAACAGTGCCATAAAATTCTGTCAAAACCTTGTTAACCTGCTCGCCGTCTTTTATTGCGAGAAATGATTGAGAAAATTCATATACTTCCGAAGTTGTCTGCTTAAGACCACCAGCAGCATAAGACATATCAAGGAGCAGTTTATAAGCTTCTTTCATGCTTGATATTGATTTCACATCAACACCAAATGTCTTCAGGGCCGTGCCGTCTGGCATGGTATAGCTCTTGTTATCCTGTTTACTAGATGGAGTAACATTTACACCAAAGACGCTATAAGCCGATGCTGAGTCCTCAAAAATTTTGGATATTTTTTTCTCTTGGTCGTTAATCTGCTTGATGTAATTGTTTCGAGCATCTTCAGCTTTTTTAATGCGCTTTTTTCGATCTTCTTCAGATTCTATGGCTGCAGGATTAAAGCCAGGAATCATCATTTTTGCAAATGCATCCGCCTGATTTTTAAGGTTTTTTTCGGTGGTTTCAATAACAGCCTTTGAACGTCGATTTAACTCAGCGTTAATTTGCTCCACTTTTTTTTCTGCGACCAGCATATTCTGCTCAAAGAAAGCGTTTTGCATTTCTTTGCCGACTTTTTCAGTTACACCCAACGACGACGATTGCCGAAAGCTGTTGGCAGGGGAATCTACTTCCCCGAGAGTTTTAGCAAAGCCTGATTTATATTCATCGTATAATTTTTTGCGGTCTGACAAAGCCTCTAAAAGCTCGGCCTCTGTCATATTTTTTATTGGGTTTTCTTTGCCGATGTTTAAAATGTATGTGAATAAGTCGTCAAACGATTTCAAAAGGCCGGCAGCCTTGTCCATACCAATTGCCAAAACCACATTGATTGGCTCAAAAACATTCGTAACCAATTCGCCACCAGATGTTTTAAGGTTTGTCCAACTGGTTTCAAGCCGACGAAAAGAATCTGCTGAAGAATCGGTCATGCCTCCCATGTCTTCAAACTCTGCATTACCTTCTTTTAAAGTCATCTCAAAAAGCACTGCCACTTTTTGGGCATCCGACATGCCTTCTGTCATTTGTGCAAATGCAGCTGGGATGCGGATGCTTAAATCGTCCAGGATTTGTGGCGAAGCACGACCGATACCGGTTACTATGTCTTCAAATGCCTGCTGCGTTTCAATGCCTTTCAATCGCGCCTTATTTCTAGCGATTTCAAGCAAATTTGCCATTTTATCAGCATCATTGGTAACGCCAAGAGACATTGCTGCGCTGGCAGTTTTGATCAGACTCATATCATTGATGGTGTTGCCGCTGGCATCGCGAAGCTTGTTCAGGATTTCGTCAGCACTTTTACCGACACTTCTTGCATAATCATCAAATGCGCTTTTTGATTCTTGCAGTTGAGCTCCCTGTTTCGCAAAGTCATATCCCATTTGAACATAGCGATCCATTTTTTCCAAAAATTCTAGGGTTTGATTCGCCGCGAAAGTAAATTCGCCCAATTCTGATTTAAAGGATTTAATATGACCGCCTGCTGTTTTCAAAGACTGGCCAAACCTGCCCAAGATTTTATCAAGTGCATTTGTTTTCTTTGCGGCATCGTCAGTATCTTTTGAGGTTTTTTTAAATTGAGTTGAATTTTCTCTCAGTGCTTGCTCAAGGCTGCTCGTCGCTTTAACAACTTCAGCTAAGCCATAATTTAGTTGCTCTATTCCTTTCTCTGCATTATTCGTTGTCTTTGTTGTATCAGCTAGCTCTTGCTCCAGCTCTTCAATTGCAGCTACCGCTTTGTCGGTATTCTGAGAAAGATTAGAAGCAGCCTCGCTGATTTTATCCAGTCCCTTGTCGAGCGGCTCGATCTGCTTGCCTGATTTGCCTAAATCAGACACGGCAGCAGAGGTCTTGCGCAATTCTTCGATTGCGTAAGAGCCGTCTGCTTTGATAATGATTTTAACTTCTTTGGTCATTATGATCTCGTGTTTGCCGCTCGTTTTTGTGCTAATGTCATCGGGGCTGATTGGCAGAATGTTCTATAAAAAGCTTCATCTATGACTGGATATTTCACTGCTTCAACCTGGGCGATGCAAAATAACAAATAGTCCATTTCATAGACCTGAGCCGGGGTGTAACCGTAAGCCCTTGCAACCCGCATGATTTTTCGACCATACTTTAGATCGCGCGGCTCGGGTTCTTCGTCTTGCAACGCATCAAAAGATGCGTAAACCGATTCTTCGATCAGGCTCCGAGAATTCTCGGAGCCAGCTGAGGGTCAAGCGCGGCACTCAAAGACGGATTCAATACTTTCTTCTCGAACCAGGTATTTGCGACAATCCTGACCAGGTCGAAGCTTTCGGAAAAGACTTCCTTGATCTGGTCGCGAGTAAACTGCTTTTCTTTTTTTGGATTGAAAGCGATTTCAAGAATGTCGAGCGCGTGATTTGTGCTGCGTCTGATCAGATCAGAAATAAGCTGACCCTTTTCAGCGTTTTCCTTTTCAGCTTTTGCATTCTGATCTTCCAGATAAGCTTCATAAGCATCGTTCTGGGCGACGGTATATTTAAGTTCAACCGGGCTGTTGTCAATTTCTACATAGAGGCGATTACCGGCTTCGCGCCAGAAATAGGACCCGTTGGTTTTGTTTGTAAGAATCATAAATTGCCTTTCTTTCAAAAAATGGGGGGGGAGGTTATCCCCCCCTGAAACCTGAATAGGAGTTTCGTCCGTCAACAAATGAAAAACTCGATGTTATCGTTGCCCTGAGAAGACGGGCGACACTGACCGGTGATGCCGTATCTGAGCAGGTTGTTCTCGTCACGCATGCCAGGATTGTCAATAACGCCATGGCGAATGAAAACGAACAGCATAGAACCGGGAGTATTGCCGATTTTGAAGCTGATCGGGATTTCCTTGCGTTCGCGCAGCAGTGTCCAGAACGGAAACACGCTGTCGCGCTTCGCTTCAGGATCGATGCCAAAAGCATGATCACGGCCATCGATCTTGATCTGCCTGATGCCCTGCTCGGAGTTGACATCAAGCTGCGGATTCAGTGTATTGCCGGTTTCGAGCGTGATGTTTGCGACAACCAGGGTGTTATCGTTATTGACATGAAAATTCGCGCGCTGAACGATGTCAGGGCGGCGGGTATCTTTGGCACTAACAGGCACATCCGCATCACCGATATCGTTGAGAATCGACTGGAAGCTGAACGAAAGCTGTGCAATGCGGCCGGCCGGGGCAGAAAAGGACAGATTGCCACGGGCAGCGCCACCCTTGAACAGCTTGCCGCCAAGGTAATGTTCGAAGAAAACCGACTTGAAGTCGCCTTCGGCAGCAACGGGGCGGTATCTGATGCCGGGCGGATAAGCGTAGACATACCACTTATCGCCAAGGACCAGTGAGCCGCTGGCAAAAGTCATGGTAAACGTCGCGCCTTCGTCGCCCAGGGTGATCGGACTTTCAGTGGTAACAACGTTTGCAGTGCTGTTCTGAGTCGTGTCGCCGATGCAGACAACTGATACTTCGGCAGTCGCTGAAACGCCGGCCTTTGTTACTTCGATTTTATATATGCGGGGTTCTGTACCGGTGAATGCGCCGGCAGAGGCAACTGTCAGGCCTGCGAGACCGGTATTGTCATAACCGGCAATGGGGGCTGCAATAGAAGATTCAGCAAGCACTATTTTTGCAAAACCGCAACCTTCAAGAAGCTTGCCCCACTTTGGCTCGGTGCCGACGATGCCGCTAAGCATTGCTTCACAGACGACGTTAAAGCCGAGAGTTTCGCGGCCGATCATTTTTTTAGCGGCATCAATGCCCTCTTCAACGATCAATCGTTCGATTTCTTCAAACCCGTATTCGGGGATGAATTTGCCGCAAGGCACGGCATCAGCTTCAGACAGACCGGGATTCGTGTTCGGAGTAGTTTCAATCCCGGCGCGAAGCTGCATGGAATTTGTTCGGATAGTCATGTTCTGTTCGCTCCTTTACAGGCCGACCGTGCGGCCGATACATATCTGGGCGGAAAATTCGAGTAGATACGAAATAACGCCCGCTTTATAAGACACTAGGCGGATACCGGTGCAGTTCAAACTTTCGAGGCCCTGGTCGATTTCTTTGCCCAGGAGTTCGTCATATACGGCTTCGACCTGGTCGTAAACGTCATTTGCCGCCTGCTTTTCGTCGCGCAGGTTCCGGTTGTAGACCAGCACATGAAATTTTCTTTCCATGATCGGTCGAGGGGTTTTCTGCACCGGCACGTCTTCAAACCAGTAAACGAAGGCTGCCGGGAAAACCAGAACATCCGGCTTGTCGAATCGACCGGCACTTTCAACGATTCTGAAAATATCCAGGCCTGTAATCGATGCAATCAGCACATCTTCGTTTGCTTTAACATTTAACAGGCCCATTTCTTAAAACTCCCGCTGATAACCGATTTCGAATTGTGGTTTATGATTTCCAAGCCCCAGCTTCAGCCAGGCATCTCTGGTTTTTACCGCCAGAGATGCCGACTTGCCATCGCTTGTCACTGCGACACTGCGGCCAGAGCTGGGGCCAATGTAGGGTTTACAGAAGCAGTAGTCTTTGGCTGATGGTCCTGCGCAGCCAGGTCTTTAACGAGCAATTCTGCGCGGGCTCTTTCTGCAGACGAAAGGGTTACTCCTTCCTGTCTGGCCTGCTCGTCGAGTAGTTTGAGAAATTCAACCCACTTTGCTTCAGGCTTGATTTTGCCTTTGCTGGCCATGGCTTCAACAACGCGATAAATGCCAGGCACAACGTCATAAACAAAGCCCATGGCTTTATCCATTGTGTTCAAAAAACCTTCAGACACACCGAGCTTCGGAAGAATCGGCCTGGCGATCTTGTAAATCTGAATCAGCAGTATGGCTGCAATAAAAAAGAAACCGAGATTATCCATTTTTAACTTCCTTGAGTAAGTTTTCCCAGGTCAGGGCAATGTAAGTCCCTGCCTTATCCCTGATCCAACGGGCATCAGGGTCGAATCTGTTTTTTTTGGGTCTGATATCGCCATGCAGACCGCCCTGTGGTCGCCAGTGCGGATAGATGCCGATACCGTTGAAACCATCGAAACGAGTTAAAGCTATGAACTGATCAACAACATTCATGCCTTTGACGTAGAAATCAGCAGCCATGCCTTTCGGGTGATATTCACCGCTGTGGCCGGTCAGCTCATAAGCATTCAGAATGATTACCGGCCTGTTGACGAACTGACGAAAGGCAAACAGATTAAAAATCAGCTCTCTATGAACCTTGCGCCAGTCGCCCCAGTTTTCTTCAGGGGTAAAGAAGGGTGCAACGGCAGACCAGTCTTTATCAGTCATGAGCGGACTTTTTGATTCATGTGTCATCGGTAACATCAGAATTTATCAAGCTCCTTTTTCGGAAAGATTTGTTCTGCAGCAGTTTTATTGACGCGATATTCGCTTTTGCTGCCTGCTGCAGGAATTATCAGATGCATCTTGCCGCTTCTTATGCTTTCGAGAACGCGCAGGCAATCTTTATACCAATCTGCAACCGATTCTGGCACACACGACATCATTTTGTTCGTATAAAGTTCATGCAAAGCCATTTTGCACGATATTTTGCTGATAAGCACCGGCACCGTAACCAGGGGGACAGTATCAACTTTATTTGCAATAAAACCATCGATTTGCGCATCAGCAGTTTCAATTGCTTCATCAACAACTACATAATCAATAGTTCCGGTATTACTCAAGTCGGAAAGCTGTGTCAATGTCGCTTCATCAACGAGCTTTAGCATGTCTGTTACTGTGCAATAAGGCATGATACCGTCCCCCAAAGTTAAAATTCGAGCAGATGCACTGTTGCCGAGGCGCTCTGCGCACGAAACCAGATGTCGGGAGTGCTGGTAGTTACATTGAAGGCCTTGTAAGACCCTGATGCAATTGCAAACGGGTAAATGCCGGTCGGCACGGTCCTGTCCGCCCAGTTCAGCGGGTTTCCGATCGGGCCCACAAGCAGAACACGGGTATACAGATTCAGCGTCGGGCACTTGACTGCAGCCGTTGTGCCGATCTCGACAGACGAGCTCGCAAGAAACTTTTCAATCGGCTGCTCCTGAACCGGCATGGGGTAGCGAAAGCCGATGCGCTTTTCGCCGCCCTGGTCATCCCAGCCCTCGCGCCATTTCACAATGGCATCCTGGGCAAGCGCAAAGCTGGTAATCAGCAGTGCGGCAAGCGTTACAATCAGAAGTCTGAATTTCATTGGTTTTCCTTTCAGCCTGCATTGCAGGGCTTGCTTACAGAACTTTGGCGAAAACGATGCATCCAGGGCGCTTAATGAGCGGCAGCGGCCGGCTTTCGGCTTTAAGCCAGAGCACGGACGGATCGTCTTCTTCCCAGGATTTTGCGAAATACAGTTCGGGCAACTGGCCAGAACCAATGCCATCGGCAGCCTTGAAGTCTTCGACCGGCGCGAAGCCTTCGGCAGTGTTGCCATAACCAACGCCGACAATTGCGATGCAACCGGCGGGCATCATTTTCAGGCGATTGCCATTCTTGTCTTTGTAGGTGCCGGAAACTTCCTCGGTCTCAACGCCGGCCAGACGACCGATGCGGCCGGTTTCAACCAGCTGCTGGCCCATCTGATTCTTCAGGAGTTCGGCAAGCTTCGGGTGTTCAAGAAGCGCGTCCATAACATCGGCGGCGCAAAAGCCATAGAAAGTTTCAACGGCTCCACCGGTTGCCGCAGAAATGAGTTCTTTCCAGGCTCTGATGTCAACAAGTGGGGCTGACTCAGAATCGCTCCAGCGCTTTTTAGCCGTAAGCACGGGCTTATGACCATCGGGAAAGGTATATGTCATAAGAGTTTTACCGGCACCGTCAACAACAGTTCCAGAAAGCGCCTTGATCGCCATGAATTCGCGGGTGCGGTCGGTTCTTGCGCGAAGTTTCGCGAGTTCCTGCCCTACCTTTTCAGCAGCCAGCATCGGGGCGTTAGAACCCATGGCGCGAATCTTGTCGAGGTCGGCCGGGGTAATCGGAGTTTTTTCCGGGAACCTGGGAGCGGGCACGACAACATGATCGTAGCCTTCTTTTTTAACAACTGTAGCCGGCGAACTCAGAGGGGCGCTGACCGAAATTCCTTCCGCATCAGTTTCGACATCGAACTCGATGTTCGAGCTCAGCGAGCGCTCTTTAACAGCAAAGACCTTGTCGAGAACCGGGGTTCTGACCGGCGCAATTCTGTTGACAGTTGCAACCAGAAATCGAGTTTGAAAAACACTATCAACTGTAGTCATTAACTATTCCTTTCTTTAGCTTTCGCTGTCCATGTGAATGCCGCGATCTGCAAGTTCTGTTTCACCTGCAGCATCGAGACCTGTCAGAGAGCTGCGCACAACGAGGCCACTCAGAAGCACAGCAGCCTGCACCGATGTATCGCCTGCAGGAACATCTTCGAGCAGAATCGCTCTTGCAGTTTCGGTGCCGTCATTTTTGGTATTATCGTAAGCAGCGTAAAGACCGCCTTCAGTTACTTTGCCGAGCACAAGGCCGGCAGGACGGGCAGAAGCGCTGGCCGCGAGAGTTCTTGTTGCGATAACCGGAAAGTTACCGGCAACGATTTCAGTGAACGTAAGAGAGCTCATTCCTTACCTCCTTTGCCTGCTTTAACAGCAATCTGCAGCAGCGGGTCAGCTTCAGAGAACTCAGCTGCATCATCAGGCTTTTTCTTGTTTTTTGTGGCGAATTCGTCAAACAGCCGATGGCCGCCGAGACCAGCAAGAAACTTTCTGAACCAGCCGAGTTGAGTTTCTTTCTTGCCTTCACTGAATTCGAAGCTCTGATCAGCGTCATCGAGCTCTTCCATGAATTCGAGAATGCCGGCATCTTTCCATGCCGGCAGAGCACGTTTGTCTTTGACCGCTGCGTCAAATTCGCGCTCAAGCTCGGAGCGCCGCGATCTTGCCTTGAATTCAGAGAATTCATGCGCCGACTGCTGAATCACGCCATCTTTTTTTGCATTATCGGCTTCCAGAGATGCATTACGCTTGAGCAGTTCAGCGTTCTGCCGTTTCAGTTCTTCCAGTTCCATGCTTTCCTCCTCTTTGATTGGGGGTATGCTCTCGCTGTAGCAAAAGCAGTCTTCATCACTCTCGGAAAAAGAGCGATCTTTGAGACCTTTAACTGCCGGTGGTGCCGCGCCGAGAAACGAGACATGCAGCAGTGTGCCGTCGGGCCTGATCTTGATCGAGCGCTTTTTGAACATGCCCTTGTTAACAAGGTCCTGAAATTCAGGCACAACCTGCTTAAACTTTGCCAACAGCCTGTCGCCGCTTCGTTTCAGGGCTTCAACCCATCCATACGCCGGACCACCGACAACAGGGCCGGATTCTTCGTTGTGGTCGATCACAATCGGCGCTTCGTGATAATTCAGCGGATCATACTGCTCGACCACCTTGTCCAGTTCCTGGACGGTCCAGTTTTTTCCTCGCCCCTTGCGATCAACATGCCAGCCAGCTTTGAAAATTTCCCACCAGCTCACTTTTTTTCTCCTTGCCGCTTTCATTTTTGATGATAGCGATAAACCCGCTCAGGTTCCTGTTCATGGCGCTAATAATGGTGCAGGTCGCTAAACAGCACGCTAAATTTTTTGATTTTGGCTTCAAGAAGTTTTGCGGGACGCAAAAGACAGATCAAGCAAGCAATTGCTAGGTTTAGACAGCAACAAAAGGAGCATATATGGCTATTGACCCCGGATTAGCTAAAGAGGTCGCTTCATACGTCGAATTGATCAAAGTGATAGGATTTCCGGCTCTGATTTTTTTGATCTGGTATCTCTATCACCGTTCAGAAAATCTCAAATGGGAAAAAAATTTTGAAGCTCAGCGCGAAATGCAGCGTGAAATGATACAGGGCATTTTGAAACAGAGCAGTGAAGAGCGAGAAAACCAGCTTTTGCGCTGGAAAGAATTTTTGGAAACCTTGTCTTTGCAAACATCTCAGCTTGCGCGGCTAGAAACAAAAATTGACAGCAATGAATTTTGTCCTATCACAAGGAGGCAAAAAAGGTGAACCCGGAACGAACACACATGAAAGGCATACTCTACGAAAACGAACGAACCGCGCGAAAGCTCGATGCTCAGTGCAAGGGCGCGATTATGCTGCTCAGACAGCTGCTTAATCCGTATGAAGACAATGTCTGTAAACTCGATCTCGATGCAGCAAAAGCGGCCATGGATAAGCTCTGTACAGATACAGAAGAGCTTCAAAAGGTAACGGACAAAATCCGCAGGCTCAAGGAAGATCTGGAATGACCAAAAAAAGCCTTTACTACGATGAAGCCGAGCGGCTCTATGTGATCGAACAATACACGATCAATGAGATTGCCGATCGTTGCAAGCTTGCTGAGAAAACGGTAAGGCTCTGGAAAGCCGACGGTGACTGGGATAGCAAGCGCAAACAGCACCTCAAACAAAAAGAAGCCTTTCACGAAGAGCTGTATGGATTTGCGAGAACGCTGATGAAGGCCATCACCGAAGATATGGCAAACGGTGAAAAGGTCGATTCAGGGCGATTATACACCCTCGGCCGACTTTTGCCAATGATCACCAAAGTTAAAGACTACGAAGATGCGGTCAAAAAGGTTGTCGATGACAACAAGCCAGCAAAAGCCGGGTTGACCGAAGATGTATTCGATATGATCCAGGAGCAGGTCTTTGGCCTCAAGAAGCAGTAAAAAGTTTTTCAACGCGTATCAGGAACGCTGGCTCAACGATGATTCCAAGATTAAAATCTGGGAAAAGAGCCGGCGCATCGGCGCGACTTACGTGCAGTCATACGAAGACGTGCGCGACATCGCGGCAAAAAAATACCCGAAGGTCTGGTTTTCGTCTGCCGATGAATCCGCTGCGCGTGAATATATCGAATACTGCGAAACCTGGGCAAAAGCCCTGAACATAGCGGCCAAAAGCCTCGGCGAAGAGCTGATAAAAGACGAGAACAAAGACATCAAGGTCATGTCGATTCAGTTCGCTGATGGTCGAAGAATCAACGCTTTGTCATCGAACCCGAAAGCTTTCCGATCAAAAGAAGGCAAAATCATTCTCGACGAATTCGCGCATCACGATGACCCGGTGAAGCTGTGGCGAGCAGCGCGTCCTTGTATCACATGGGGCTGGCCGCTGAGGATTCTTTCGACCCACAACGGCACAGCTGCGCTCTTCTTTCAGTTTATCGACAAAATTAAACGCAATCAGCTGCACTGGAGCCTGCACACGACTCCGATCCAGCTTGCCGTTGAAGAAGGTCTGTTTGATAAGATCATGGGCCGGCCAACAACAAAAGCCGAGCGCGAAGCGTTTTTGCAGCAGGAATATGAAGATTGCGGCGACGAAGAAACCTGGCTGCAGGAATACTGCTGTATTGCACTCGATGGTGCGTCGGCTTTTCTGACTTACGATCTGATCAACGCCTGCGAAGATACAGATATCATCATGGACCTTTCTGCAGTGAAAGGCGATCTGTATCTCGGCATGGATATCGGCCGCAAGAAGGATTTGTCGTGCATCTGGGTGCTCGAAAAATACAATCGGCATCTTTATACCAGGCATTTCGAAGTCATCGAGAAACAGCCGTTCAGGTTTCAGAAACAGCGATTGTATGAGCTGCTGAAACATCCGAACATGCGCCGGGGCTGCATCGACGCAACTGGTATCGGTATGAACCTGGCCGAAGATGCTCAGATTGATTTCGGTAAGCGCAAAGTTGAGTCGGTGACTTTCACAGCGAATGTCAAAGAAGACCTTGCAACCAGTCTCAAGCCGGAGTTTGAAGACCGGCACATTACCATTCCGTCAGAGCATTTGATCCGCGAAGACCTGCACGCGATCAAAAAAGTTGTTACAAGCTCCGGCAATATCCGCTTCGATGTGTCGAGAAGTTTTAAAGAATCGCACGCTGACCGCTTCTGGGCGCTGGCGCTGGCTCGACATGCGGTATCAGACATCGTAACCGCAATTCCGCAAATCAAAACCAGGGGGACTTATGAATCGAAAAAAACATTTTCGCGTTTTTAGCCCCAAGGTTGAACGCAAAACACCCCGGACGAGTTTCCATCCGTCTGGAAATTCTTAAACGTTTTTAAACGAATTTAAACGGGTTTTAAACGCACTTTGATTTTTACCTCCGGAGGCTTAAATGAAAAATCAGAAAAACGGCATCTGGCTGACACCTGACAATTTCGTTCCGATCAGCGGCAAAGAGCTGACATCAACGAAAGAAGTCGCGACGAGACTCCGACACAACGGCGGCTACACAGATTTATATCTGCCAGACCCCGATATCGTGCTGCAAAAACTCGGACGTGGGCTCGAAGCCTACCGGGAGCTGCTGCCTGATGCCCACATGACATCGATTGTCGGTTCCCGCAAAGCCGGGGTTAAATCACTGTTCTGGAAGATAGAAGCCAATGACGCACCCGAGGATGAATTTCGCCTGATCGATGAGATTTTTCAAAACCTCAAAATCACAGATTTGATCGATGAAATTCTCGACGCGCCGCTGTTCGGCTATCAGCCAATCGAAATAACCTGGACATCAAAAAACGGCAGGATCGTGCCTGGAGTTATCCAGGGCAAGCCGCCTGAATGGTTCGTTTTTGATGATGACAACCAGCTGCGGTTCAGATCAGCATCGAGCGTGGTCGGCGAATTGCTGCCACCCGGCAAATTTTTGCTTGCGACTCATGGCGCGACTTATGCTAACCCCTATGGTAAAAAGCTTCTGAGCAGCTGTTTCTGGCCGGTAATGTTCAAGAAAGGCGGTATAAAGTTCTGGACGCAGTTTGTAGAACGGTTCGGCGGAGCGTTTGCAATCGGGAAATATCCGCGTGGCGCACAGACGACAGAAATCGACGATCTGGCAACAATGCTTGTGTCTCTTTTGCAGTCGGCTGTCGCTGCGGTTCCAGACGATGCGTCGGTTGAGATAATAGAATCTGCGGGAAAATCCGCATCAGGTGATATGCACAATGCTTACTGCGATTTTTTTAACGCAGAAATGTCAAAGGCAATTATCGGGCAGACATTGACAACTGAAGCAGGTTCAAGCGGCAGTTATGCGCTTGGCGGCGTTCACGCGACCGTCAGGCAGGATATCATCGACTCGGATGCGATCCTGGTAACCACTGTTTTTCAACAGCTGATTTCGCTGACGCACATGCTGAATTTTGGCGGCGACAAAATGCCGAAGTTCAAGTTCTGGTCCGAGGACGGCGTTGATAAAACCCAGGCAGAAAGAGATTCGACCCTGACCGCAACCGGCCAGATCAGATTCCGCAAAAAGTATTTCAAAAAGACATACGGCTTTGAAGATGACGATTTTGATGTCGTAACCGGTGGCACCACCGCAATTAACCAGAGTAACATCCCGGAACCGAGCGAATTTCGCGAGAGAGAGCCCGCCCCCAGGTCGCGCGACGAAGTCGACATGCTCACTGATAATCTCAACCCTGAACAGCTGCAGAAAGAGATGCAGGGTATTTTGAAGCCAATCATAGAGCTTATCGAGAAGGGGCAGGATTACAAGCAGATCATGGAAGAGCTGGTAACCACTTATGACGGCATGTCAAACGACGCGCTGATCGAGCTGCTCGAACGCGCGTTTTTTGTTGCAGAGGTCTGGGGGCGCTTGAATGGCAGAGGAAAATAAAAACCAGATTCTGCTCGATGCTTTCAAACTCGCACCCACAGATGCAATCAAGTATCTTGAAAGCAAAGGCTATCAGATAACCTTCGACTGGCATGACATGATTGGCCAGGCTCACAGAAAAGCCTATACGGTCGCCGGTGTCATCAAGGCCGACGTGCTTAAAGACATTCACGACGCCTGCATTAAAAGCGAAAAAGAAGGTTATTCATACAGCCAGTTCAAAGCCGACCTTGTTCCGACGCTTATCAAAAAAGGCTGGTACGGCAAACAAACCATAACCCGCCCCGACGGCTCGACCAAAGAGGTCGATCTTTCAGCGCCATGGCGTCTGAAGCTTATATATAACACCAACATGCGAACCTCGATGATGGCCGGCCATTATAAGGCAATGATGCAGTCGACAAGAATGCGGCCATACTGGCAATATGTCGCGATACTTGACGGTCGAGTCAGAGATGAGCATGCCAGGCTGCACAACAAGATTTTTCATTACCAGGACCCATTCTGGAAAATGTATTACCCGCCTAATGGCTGGAACTGTCGCTGTCGAGTGGTATCAATCAGCAAAGTTGAATTCGAGCGTAAGGGCTACAAGCTTGATTCCGGCGATGACCCGCAGAATCAAGTTAAAATAGAGCCTGAATGGGCATACAACCCGGCCCTCGAAGAGTGGCAGCCCGACTACGGCAACTACCCGCCAGACATTGCAAAAAAGCTCAAAGAAGAGCTCGACAAACGAAACCAGCCGGCTGACAAGACCACGCCACAGAAACCAGTCGTAAAGACACCTGCAACCACACAGCCGGGTTCTACGCCTGACGCGCCGGTTGACAAGCCCACGCCACAGAAACCAGTCATAAAGACCTCTGTGACTACACAGCCGGGTTCTATGCCTGACGCGTCGGCTGACATGCCCACGCCACAGAAACCAGTCGTAAAGACACCTGTAACCACACAGCCGGGTTCTACGCCTGACGCGCCGGCTGACATGCCCACGCCACAGAAACCAGTCGTAAAGACACCTGTAACCACACAGCCCGAGCCGATGCCTGCTGAACCGCCGATCACATCCGAAGTCGAGCGCCGAGATATTGAGAACAGTCTGAACACAGGTGCAAAGACTGCACTATCTGATATTAAAGATGCAGAAGGTAAACCGGTTAACGTTACCATCGAGGTCGCCAAAGTGCCCGACAAACATAGCAATGCAATCATGATGGCCGACGGCGACAAGATCATCTTCAACATCGCAATGAGCCAAGAAGCACGCGACCTCCAGCGGGCGATTCACACACTCAAGGCAGGCAAGCCACTCACCGAAGACCAGGAATTCATAATTCAGGTGCTCGCCCATGAAGCTGAACACATCAAGGCTAACGCATCAAACAAGGGGTATTCGAGCAAGTCGCCGGCGGGTATATTCCATGAGCTGGGCGCGTATCATGCGGGTATCAGAAATTATCCGGCCCTGATGCAAAAGTTTGGAGTTGAAGCAGCTTATCAGAAAAGCATGCTTAAGCAGTTGCCTGTTGAAAAGACTCTTGCAAAACTAATCGACGATTTAGCCGAAAAATTCGGCGTGTCAGAAAAAGAGTTCGGCGACCTGTTCGACAGCAGCCATCAGCTAAGTCTTGCGGACGCACTGGATGCTTTCAAACAGATGGTCATTGATGCCGGAAAAGCTTCGGGAAAAGAGTTCGACAGATGGGTTGAAGAAATAAAATCCGCCTTCCTGGAAGAAACCACAGCTCAGGTAGATTAAAGCATTATCGCTTTTTTCGGGTAAAGTAGGTTCGACCGCCAGCGGCAAAAAAACGGTTGAGAAACTCGATTGCTCGTTCTTCATCGCCCCTTATATGATAAAGGTGAGACAGATGTCGGTAAAAAAATGCCTCGTCGCCCCATTCAAGATAAGCTTCTTTCTCGCGGGGTATGTTGGCGCTGAAGCGTGAAAATTCTACAGCGGTGATACCGTGGTCAAAAATGGTCTCTAAGGTTTGTTTTGGCATAGTCTTTTTTTCTTTATCGTCATTTTTTAACATGTTGTTAATGACAGGTTAACACGCATTAAACGGAGGTGCAATATGAAGCCAGTACAGATCGAAGTCGATGATAAAGATGCCATTGAACTGCTGGCCAGACTAAGCCGAAGAATAAGCGACATGAGCGAGGTTATGTCTGATATCGGCCTCGAAGTCGTTCGCGGGATAAGTGACAACTTTGAGGCCGAAGGCCGGTATTCTGTTGTTGGTGAGTATATCGGCGGTGACAACAAATGGCAGCCGCTCAGCAAAACCACCGAAGAAATCAAAAAGAAACGGGGCAAAAACCCGCCATACAAGATTCTTCAGGATGACGGGAATCTGGTAAAAAGCATTCATTTCGAAAATGTAACCGCAAATTCGGTAATGGTCGGCACTAATCTATCGTATGCCCCGATGCATCAGTTCGGTGCTCGAAGGGGAGAATACGGCACGGCGATGCTGTTCGTCAAAGAACATCAGCGCATAAGCAGCAAGGGCAACGAACACAAGGTTAAAGGACACGAACGCAGCGTGCCTAACCCGATGTTCAACATTCCGGCCAGGCCTTTTTTAACGGTTCACCCGGATAACATCGAAACCATAGTCGGTATGCTGACCCTGCATATACTTGAAGACACAGAATAAGCCCCAAAGCAAAAGGCCCCGAATCACCGGGGCCTTTTTTACAATTGTCTCGAAGCGTTCTGTTTTTGCCTGGTCAGCGTTGTGATTGCAGGCGTCTTTGTTCAAGTCTTTCGTGCAGCTGCCTGGTCAGATAACCGATAAGAATGCTGAGGCGGTCGCGGGCATTCTCAGAGAGGTTGTCTACGGGCGTCAGAAGGTCGCCGACGGCCGCAATCGAATCAGTGATTTCATCGATTTCGTTTTCGATTTTATCGGCATTGGTCATGATCGGCCCCCTTCAGCACGCAGAATCATGCTCACGGTGGCGGTGCTGCGCTGCAGTCGTGCGGCGATTTTCTTGCCTGATAACCCGGCACGGGCCAGCTCGATGATGACGCTTTTCGTTTCTTCGGTTATCGGCCTTGGTGATTGCCTGGGCGCTTTCGGCTGGCTGTATTCCCTGAGTTCTGCCAGTCGTTCTTCAAGCAGCGTGGCGTGTGATTCGAGCAGTCTGATATAGCTGATGCGGGTATCTTCGAGAGCGCTCGAAAGCTGGCGATTGTCTGTATCGAGGGTTTTGATGGTGTTGAGCAGATCGCGCTCGCTTTCGGTGATTAATGGCGGGTTTTCATCGCCCGCATGCAGATCGGCGTGTGAGTCGTTAAAAAGATCGCGCTGATGAGGTTGAGCGGGTGACGCCGGCCGTTTTGCCTGGCCGGTTGTCCAGTAGTTCCAGAGAGCATCGTCGCACTCGTTCTGGTAGCAGATGATTTTGGCCCTTAGATCGTTGCGAACCTTGGCCGGGTTGATCGTGGCCAGAAAGCCGGTGATTTTCCTCAAGGGCAGGCAAAGTGCCTGTTGCTGACCACTTATCGAGGGTATGGTCAACATGACCATACCCCAACGAGCACGATTGGCAGAAAGTTTTCTTTGCTGTGCTCGCCAGTCGAGGCCAAGGTTTTCAACGATGGGCTTCATTGGAGCGAATGGTTCGCCCTGGTTGCCGACAACGAAAATTGTGTCACCATGAAAAGGAACTGGTGAAAGAGATTGTGATACTGGCATAAAATGCCTCCTGCAAGTTTTTCGATGACCTTTGCCGCTAAAAGCAAAAGCCGGGAGCTCGAAACCGCTTACAGGCGGTCAGGCCTATTCCCCGCGAACGGGTATTATATTAGCCTACTCCCGGCAAAATTTGCCTAAAAGCACAATTCACTCTGACGGGAGTGACTACCGCTGTAAGTTAAGGTGTTTCGAGGCACCTGAACTCTTTATACGGTTTTTCACTCCGCTTGTCAAATCACGTTTTTCTCACAGTCAAATCATCTGTCCTTCCTGCCGATACCTCTCGCAACATTCAAACCGAGAGGTGTTTTATGAGTAATAATCAGGATTCTCTTGCGCCACAGGACCTTCGAAACGATATCAACAAACTTTTTATGCAATCTTGCAAAAACCAGTATGAAGCGATGGTGTTAAAGTGCATGGTCGCTTCGATGGCTCACAAGTTATTACCAGGAGAAGTACAGGACATCTGGAGGTTTTCTCTGCAAAGAGCAAAAAGTTTATTACAAAACGATTGGCCCAAGGCTTCATTTGAAGAACAGAACGTCAGTTGCAAGCGATTTCTTGAGCAACATTCAATCAGACCAGTAGATTAATAAACATTAACGCCTTCGATATCAATTTGTCCGTCGGCCCTGGTAATAATATATTGCCAGTGGCGTGGCGGCTTACTTGGATTATTTTGTTCTTTTTCTTTTTTTTGAGGCGGTTTCATTGAACCAGCCGCTTGGCGCTTCATAATCTCTTCTTCGAGGGCCTCAATAATTTCTGGCCATTCTTGATAAACCTCGCGAATTGCTTTGATCGCCTTTTCAGTCAACTCAATATTAAATTCAACCCTTTTTTTAAACGGCTGTTCTTTTAGCGACACCTCCTCAAAAGTTTTGCCTAAAATTTCTTCTTGAATCTTTGCAAAAATCTCGGCAGAAAGGCCCTCAACAAGCTTTTTTTGGGCCCTTTTAATCGCAGCTGTAATTTCCAGGTTGTCTTTAAATCGCTCAAGAAGTTGTTCAAAAGCTTTTGCGCTATCTACGATAAAAATCGTATCTTGTTTTGCGTCTTTCGACTTTGCGTCAATTGCGTTTAATCCAAGGCTGACTTTATCTTCTTTCAATCCATGTGCTGCAAGTTTATTGACATCGATTGGGGCATCCCCGCAAAATGTCTTGGATTCTGAAACAATGCCCAGGGCGTGCATTATCATGTCGAGTTTTTGATTGATAGACAGTTCGTTAAGTTCTTTGCTGCTGATTTTTTTCATGATGCCTCCATTAGGGTAGCTTTCTAGAATAACCACATTTGTTGCAGGTTTCTCCGACTTCACCGCTGCACCCATTGTGATAAATTTTCAGGTCAGATTCACATTCAGGACATTTTTCAAGAAATTCATTTCCACTTTCAGTTTTTTTTCCTGGTTCTATTCGGCCGGGGCGGTGGCAGCAGAAGGGGCAGACGGCGATGAATTCGCCTTCATCGGCGGCGGCTTGTTTATACAGCACGCCGTGAAGAACCGGGTCGCCGTTTTTGTCAAGAGAGTGAACCGCGAAAAAGCCTTTCAAAGACCTTGATTCGAGACGAATCTGAAGTCTGGTACAGACTGCTGTTTCGTTGCATCTTTCGACCAGGTTATTTTTTTGTTCGCTTTTCGTCATCGTAGTTCTCCTGTTTTTGTTCAGCTGATTTTTTGACCAGTGCAAGCAGATCTCGCTGATCATTCAAAATTTCAAGTTCGATTAAACTTTTAAATGACATAGTTCCTCCTGTTCAATTTTATTTAGTCCATTTGTTTTTTTTGGGTTTAAAACCGCTATTCGCGACTTACTGGACTATCTTGATTTTTTTAGTCCACGTTGCCTGGTGCGGGATTCGAACCCGCTCCACACGCCCGATACCTAGAATGCTTGCGTGGGTTTCCTTTCAGGCAGGTTATTTAATGACGATGTCAGTTTGCTGCTCGTTGTAAACGTTACCTGAGGTTTAATTTCAAACGATATTGGTTAATGACCGCCAGCCAGATCAGGGCAGACAAAGCAGCATCGTCAGCCGCAAGCTTATTCTCTATTGCTGACACGGCTTCTGACGGGGTCTGTGAATGCACTATCAAATCACGTATTTCTTCGATTTTCATAAGATTATCTGTCATAAACTGCCAATCAAATCATCATCATCAGTTGTCAGCCAGAGACTGACCAGTAATAGAGCCACAACCGGGAAGCAAACCATCACCGATACTCCTTTGCCTAATTACCAGAAAATGGTTTGTCAACCGATGCAGGGAGGTTCTGAAGCAAACCGCACTCAATTGTCATTTTCATTTCTTTTAGAAGCTTCAGTGCGTTCTGATTACGCCAGTAAGCATCTTTAACATCTTCCATATTTACCGGACGATCTGCAAAAAGACTTTTCCAGAGCAACAAAGCTATCTCAATTTCAGCAAGATTATCTGAAAGCCTTTGACAGAAGATTTTTTGTGCGTTGTTCATTTTTTACTCCGATCTGTAAGGACATTGCCCATATTGTCTACAGTGCGATAGTTGTAGTCATCGCCATTCAAACTGCACCAAGCAGCCCATTCAGAGCCAAACTCTCCAACCTTAACCCATTGGTCGCCGTCAAAATATTCAAGCGTTATCATTTTTTACTCCGATCTGTGCAAATATTTTTTATACTCAAACTTGTCGATCATGCGTCTGACGACAGAAACCAGCATGACTTGTTCATTGATCAAATGCCGTTCTTTAAAAATGCCTGGCTTAACAATTTCTCTTGGTTTTCGCTTTTCATTCACGTAGATCAAACCCCAATTCAGAGGTAATTCTTCAGGCCTGATCAAATCCTTCGGGCAGATATATGCGCGGTGCATGCCAACGCCCCTTTCATCGCGGCCGCGAAACCACTTCTTTTTATCTGCAAGAAAGTCCGAGCGAGATGCTTTTGCTTCAAGCAAAAACGAATGGCCGCTATTGAAACCAAGGCAGTCAGGAATTTCAAGACTCATTGTTGACAGCTCTTTTAAAACCACCTTGAAGCCCCTGTTAAAGAGCCATCTGGCGCCGATTTCAACAAGCTCTGCGTGTGTGATTTCTGACATTTTATCCATTCTTTTTGATATTAATTCTGAAGCGGTGCCTGGCAAGGGCGGCGGCTGCGAGATCACATTCCCATTGCGCTTCATGCTCTTTATCCATGAGTTTGATAATATCCAGCTTCAGCAGTTTCTTTGTTTCAGAACTAGATTTATCAAGCTCTTTTATTTTAGCCAGGGCTGTTTTATCTACTGGCCCATGAAGGATTTCAAGTATTTCCTGGCGAAATTCAATCAGTCTTGAACAGGCATTTAAACGTGCATCTAACTTTTTCCTGGCCTGGTCGGCAATTTTAAGCAGCCTGCCATGTTCACGCTCAAGAGCAGACAGAATGATTTCGTCCTCGGTCTTCATTGAGAATCACCTTTCAGACGATTTCGCAGCCCTTCGGCTCGAAGCTTTAAAACCCTGTCGACCGCGATTAAGTAGAGGTCTTCCATTGTTTCTGCATAAAAACAAGGGCAATCAAGTACGCCCACACACTCCCGAAACCCATAGGAAATATATTCTCGAAAAGGCACGTTCAACCTGCAGATTAAACCGAATTTTTTAGACTGATGGATTTTAAAAAAAAGCGCTTCGTTGAAAAGTGCCTCAGCGTCATCTTCGTCTTCAGCTTCAAAATCTTCAAAATGACCAACATTAAGAAACGAAAGTGTTTCATCTTCAATTCCATAAATTTCTTCTGAAAAATCTCTAAAAGTTTGGTGGTCAGCGTCATGACCGTGAACAAGGGAGCCAAGATCGATGACTTTTTCTATCCAGAAGCCAAGTTCTTCACATTTCTCGAGAAATTCTTTTCTTTCCATTTTTTAGTCTCCTTAAATCAGGTTTAAATGATGTTTAATAAGCCGTTGAAGCGGGCAGGATTTGAACCTGCATCACGAGGCATAAGAAAAGCCGTCAATCTCGTAAGATTCTTGCGATGCTATGCCGTAGCGTTTGCCAATTCGCCACCGCTCCATTCAATCAGTCTTGAACCACTATTTTTTCCTGAGTCATTATTTCCGATTCAAAGTCGCCGTGAAACTGATCGCAGGCTATAATGTTGTCACTTGCAGGATTTGCTAGGTTAAATTCACAAAAACTGCAGCATTCAGCAATAGTGCCTTTGCAGTAGTCGCACAGATTCCCATTTTCGATGTCTTTCATTCTTGTAATTGTTTTTGTCATAAACGGTTCTCGCTTTCTGAAACTTTTTCGTGGACCGAGAAGGTCCGGCCGCTGTTTCCGTAGCCCATGTAGATGGTAATCAATGCAACGTTCCGCCAGTTTGGCAGGGGCCTGATCCAGTCGTAATGCAAAATACCGAAACGTCCGCCGACTTCGAGATGCAGATCTGCCTGTCGCTGAATTTCGATTGGTTTCGGATAGGCGCTGACTCCGACTTTGTATTTTGCCTGGTCGGTTTTGCTGTAAGCCGGATCAGCAAGGATGAAACGCCACTTTTCACGAGTTGGCCAGGGCTTGCGAACATCGCAGAGAAAATCTGGTTCAGTAGCAGGATCAAGATCAAGGGTTTTGTCATTCGGCCCGAAACCGCGTGAATAAGCATAAAACCGCGCCATCCCACCACAGACATGCAATACTGAACTTTCAAGGCTGGCACCCAGCAAAGCCCGGCCACGTTCAGGGAAACCGGCGGGGTATGCTCCATACCACTTTCGGCCAGCTTTCAGTTTTGGCCTGGCCAGAATCCAGGTATCAGTTATCGGTCTGATATTTCCCATGTTATTTCCAGTCTTCTATTTCAGTTTTTCGCCGCAAATGGGGCAGAAATGGCCTTTTGTTGGCACTACTGTTTTTTTAGACTTAAGACTACCGTCGCGCTTTTTTTCATAAATAGAAACATTGATTGGAATAAAACAGTCCAGATCGTCACTAAAAGTGAAAATAACTTCTACTTTCGGTTCGCTTTCTGCGCCATATTTTTCAATGAATTTTTGTTCAAGCTTTTTTATGCAGTCGCACATGTTAGTTCCCCTCCGGCCAGATTGGCATTCGTTCTTCGATTGCTTTGCCCACAGCGCTGGACAGCGCATTGATAATTGCAACCGCATCTTCAACGTTTAAATAGAACAGCGCAGGAGAACCGTGTCCTGGAGCTGGCCGAATTTCAAGGCTGATACAATCAGAAGATTCTGATGTAAAAGATTTTTCATGCAATCGCGCTTCTATTCTCATGCCGTTTTTCCAGACATGAGAAGAAACAAAATTACTTGTAATTGCTGCATCTCCTGATTTAATTTCCTGATTTCCATGTCTCTTTCGAAAAGCAGCTGGTTTAATTCTTCGTTCTTTTGAACTTCCCATTTTAAGCACCTTTCAAGATTAATTGTTTCCATCTTTGCCCTGATCAAGCATGCGCTTGCGCTTTTCATCATCAGTTTCCTGGATATTCAAGCGTGTTTTATCAAGAATTCTGCCGTGAATCTGTGCAAATATTTTTGCACCGCGAATTCTTTCTTCTTCTGTAAAAACACGCTCAGAAACTTTGACCGGTGCAGTCTCGCCACGGCAAACAACAGAAGATACTGGCTCAGGCTTTGAACGTTCATCAAATGAAGATTCTGCCTTTGCAGCAAAGTCATACGCCGTATGTTTCAAATAATTGTGGTTTTTCAACTGCGCCGGTCTACGTTCAACCACAGCTTCAACCGCAGTTTTCCATGTCCTTGCATTAATATTCTTTGCCCCGGCCCCATCCCAGTTGATAGTGTTTTGAGCAACAAGCTCGGCAAATTCTGCAAGCAGCCGATTTGCCTTATTCCACGCAAGTCCACGGCCCTTTTCAGGTCTGAACAGTCCGATGTAAGCAATCGCGCATTTTTGCAGCTCAGCCGGGAGATTGGTGACAGCAACAATAAAGGTGCGTGCCTCAACATCTCCCAGCCATGCTTCAAGGCTGGCACAACTGCTACAAACCGGGCAGATCAATTTCATAACTTTTTCCAGTTCTCACGCTGATCAGCAATCAAGTTGCCAATCAGTTCCTCTCTTAATGCACGTCCGTTGTTCTGGGCCTTCTCAGCGTGTGCCAGAAGATCAACAACGCTGTCGATATTTATTTTGTTTGTTTTGTTCGCAACATCAATGGCCATTTCCAGGCCGAGTAATGCGCTTTTAAAGGTGAAATCATGCAGAATAATCTGCTCTTTCAGATGCGCAATGCGCGGATTCATTTGACTCATATTGTCTCCTTAATCTTTATTTATGCATGAATATGCGAATGTGGTTGACACGCCACACTTGATTGCAAGACTTTTGACATTCGATCCGTCAAACTTTGCCTTGATGTATTTTTTTGCCAATTTCTTAAGGCCCGACTTGGGCACAATCAGCTGTATGCCGCCGAGCTTCAATATCATAAGAAAAGCAGCTTCAAGCCCGAGCAGATCAGCAATCAATCGCATGTCATCGTTCGGCAAATCATCATCAGCAAACATCTCGAACAAGTCACGATGCTCGTCTATAAGAGCACCAAGTGTGCCGATTCTCGTTTTGTTTTTCCTTGTCGTGCACGTAGATTCTGTCTGCTCGTTTTCAAAAAGCGACAGCTGCTTCTTATTCATCTTTCACCTCGCTATCGTCAGCTACTGCATCCCAGGTCGCTGATGTTTTCTTGATCTGCGCTTTATTGCCAGAGATAAGCGCTTGTAAATAAGCATTAACTGCGGCAAATACTTCTACAGCTCGTTTTGGTCCGTTTTTCGGGATTTCAACCATTTTCCGCAGCGGCTTTGTCTTCATCGAGCAGCTTCTGCACAAGCTTGTCGATATCGCTGTTGGTGTCTTTGATCAAAACCTGCTCATTGCCTTCGACCAGGCTTACACCGATTTTTTTCAGATCAGGTGCCGGAAGCTGTTTTAAAGCCGTTTTGCAAAGGGTTTCTTTGGTATTGATCAGGACATTTATCTGACCGACCATAGTCTTCTTGATGCGGTTGATGACCGTTTCTTCGTCATCCCATTCGATGTCGTCAGAAACCTTCTGCAGCCCGAACTTGATGCCGTGAACAGTCATCGTTTTCGGTCTTTTGAACAGATCGCGGGACTCTTCGATAGCGTTCGAAAGGTTCTCTTTCAGGCTTTTTGCCTTATTCACCGCATGCCTGATGATGGGCAGATACTTGCGTTTAATCGCTTCAATTTCGTCATTCATTGCACGCATTCGATCACTAAGCACGAGTCGGGCGTCAGCAAAGTCTTTAGAGATGGTTTCAAATTCTTTTACGGTTTTCACGGTCGGCCTCCTGGATTACTGTTTTTTTGATCGAAATCGCTTCAGATTCATCTTCAGCGAAAGTCCACGGTTGTTTTGCGCCACAGATGCGACAGCGATACGGAAGATGCCGGCGCGGAGCGCAGATTTGTCCGCATTTCATGCAGACGAGCAATTGTTTTTTCAAGTTTGCCTCCACTTCGTGCTTTTCATGGTTAAAAGCGCATTGATAATCTTGCTTGCGACTGATTTGTTTGCGAACCTGATGTCGCTTACACCGTATTTTTCAATAAAGTGTCGAAGCGCAACCGCCCTTTTTTCGTCGGAATCAGCCCGGCTGACTTCGCGCCAGATCGATTCAATCATGCGCAGCTGCTTCGGTGTCGCCATGTCAGGGCGACTCCCGAGATCATCGAACCGCTTTTTATTGCCCTTTTGGCCACGCTGCTTCCAGACTCCAGCAGAAATGCCCATTTCAATCAGTCTGTTTTCAAAAACACTGGCTTCAGTGTCACTCAGCTGTGTCGATGATTCGACGCCGAAGCCGTAAAGCATTGCCTCATACTCTTCTCTTGTCATGCGCAGCGCATTTTTAAGGGTATGTATAAGTTTGATCTGGGCTGGTGTTGCCATATTTCACCTCATCAAATCATCAAAGATTTGCCGGCTTCGGTTACAAGGTCTTTGTCGATGGGCATGTTGTTTATTTCCGACATTCTGATGCTGCGCCGTATAAGCTTCGTAAGCACGCGAGTATTGCCGTTGGCGACGCTATGAAACGTTTTATAGACACCGTTTGAATCTGGCAGGGCATTTTTTACAAACAGCTCGGTGTCAGACGGGTCCAGCACCTGCAAAACACCCTTCACACCAACGCGAGAGAACAGCTGCGCATATTCGCCGCGCTTGCCGCGCAGATTCCCGATCAGAACCGGCATGCCGATCAAAAGAATGCCGACGCCGGCTTTGTCATAGATGCGGCGCAGAAGTTCCAGGGCGCGGTAAGGAAGATGCTCGGCCTCGTCAACGATGATCATGCGATCGGAGCCCTTGAGCTTCGCCACGATGTCCTCGAACAAGGCGTGAATCTGACCATGCCCATCAAGGCCAACAGCTTTGTGCAACTCCTGAAAAAGCACTTTGGCGGTGTAACCAAGATCAGCTTCGATCAGTATGGTTGCCGGGTTCTGGCGGTTGAATTCTTTTACCGCAAACGTTTTGCCCAGGCCGGCCGGGCCATAAATAACGCCTATTTCATTTTCAATAAGGCAATAATCGGCCAGTTCAAAGACCTTTCGGGCAATCGAGGTCTGAATAAAATCAGTTTGTGGTTTTACATTTCGTTCCTGGCGTTCGGCCTGGCGGGCCAGCCAGTTTTCGATTGCAACTTCAAGCTTGGCGACATCGCCCTTGTAGGAGAAGTTCAGATACTGGCTCAAAGCAGCAGGACTTCTGCCGATGCCCTTGGCAACCGCTGACGCGCTTTTGCCAGTTTCGTCGATAAACGCTCGTAATTTGTTTCTGAGTTCTTTATTCATCTTCGTTTCTCCTATTCTGTTTTTCCCAGAGTTCTTTATCTGTGTGGTTATGGAATATCGGGGTCGGTTTCCTGGGTTTCGCCGGGGTCAAACCCTGTAATCCATAGTTTTCACGCTCTTCGATTTGTTTGCGCTGGATAACAGCCTGGTCCATATTGCTGTTGACGATCTGAACAACCGGGGCTGTCTGCTGCACCGGCACGGCGGTATTGTGCCTGGCGTCGGTGCCGGTCTTAAGCCACTGCAGCTGCACTGCCGGCTCGACTTCCTGAATCTTCTTAAGTTCTTCTTTGACTCTGCGTTCGTCGCGCCGTTTCTGCGCCATCTGCTCCTGCAGTTTCGATTTCTGGACATCGGTTTCAGCCAGGAAATCGATTGATTCTTTCATGTATGCAGACCCGATGTAGGCATTGTTCTCGGCGTCGAAAACCCATATTTCCTGCATTTTGTCGGGCGCTCTGCGCCAGTAAACTTTTGTGCCGCGATAACCGTTCATCCATTCCGCTTCGTAAGTGACTTCATATTTGCTGTCATAAAGCCCGTTGCGGCGGATGCTGCAGGTTGTGCTCGATCGCATGCAGAACAGTTTCAGCGCATCGCGTCTGACTTCGCGTTTGTTTCTGAATTCTTCTGCCCAGAGCTGGTTGGGTGTGCGGCCTTTCAGAACTTTTCCCTGGCTGGGCATATTGTTGAAAATTTCATCGATGAAAACAGCAAGCAGCTCTTTCAGTTCGGAATATTCCATCAGCTGCCCACCGCGAACTTTTGCCTGCAAGCCCTCCGGTCGTTCAACGACATCGCCACCGCGATAACCGGGGAAGCGTTTAGAAAACCAGGTCTTGAACTTCAAAAAGTCGCGTTCGATCGGCTTCGTCTGGGCGTTATAAGGCAGTGCAAAATGTGGCCTAACGCCAAGGTTCATCAGCATTGGCGTTGCTGCTACTTCGCTGCATGCAACCTTGTGTCGCGTTACTATCTCACGGCCGCCGGCGAAGTCTTTGCAGCGGTAGTCTTTACCGTTATCGATCAACACATGCTTTGGCAGGCCATAATTAACGGCGGCGACAAAGAAAGCTTCGAAAATGTGATCAGAACTCGGCGGTTCAATGTGCAGGCAGTAGCCCAGGAATTTCCCTGATTTTGCGTCGCGCCAGGCAGTAAGCCAGGGCGCTTTATGGCGCTCACCATCTCTGACAAGAATATCGATTTGGGCGTGGTCGGATACCCACACTTCACCGGCGGCAATATTGCTGTAGTCGCGCTCGACATAAGAAGCATGTTTTCGATACCAGGCACTCTGACCATAGCGGGCACAATAAATAACATCTTCGGGCAGGCGGTCCATGAGCAAACGATAAAAACTGGTCTGGCATGGAAAATCCCTGGTGTTAAGACTGGGCTTCTCCTGAATGGCAGCGCCGAGGGTCATGGCCCAACACGAAGCCAGAGACGGGCGGCTTTCTCGCAGATAAAGAGATTTAAAAGTTTCGAACCAGGCATCTTCAATTTTTGTGACGCCTTTCTTACGGCCCCATTGCCCGAGAAGCGCAGCAACCCCGCCCTCAGCATACTGTTTACGCATGCGCAGAACCATAGGATAAGAGGTTTTTTGGTCAAGATTTTCGGTGTTCCATTTTTCGAGCCAGTCTTTGAGTTCCTGGCCGATCATGCCTTCAGTGGCCGTGATAATTACTAAATATTTTTCAGCTTTTCGTCTGGCAAAATCTGGCGATTCTTCGAACGTGGAGATCTGATAATCATGATCGATCGGCTGAGGCTTACTATTTTTAGCGACAGATGCCGGAACGTTCTCTGGTTCTTGAAAAAGGTCGATGTCTTCAACGGTTAAGGCCCTTTGCGCCAATATGGGCAAATCGTAGAAATTATACTGGAAGCCACCGCCTTGCCCTTTATTTTCATATCTTGCCAAGCCGTTTTTCTTTGCCCACCGATGAACCCCGCTAAGGGTTTTGGGCATATCGGGCAAGCCAGGCAATTTTCGTGCTAAAACCAGTTTTATCATAACGTCAGGCGGTCTCTCCATCAATGAGATTCACCGGGCAACCCTGCTGTTTAAAATATTCAGCGATTCTTTTACTCTTACTCTTGCCTTCGATCACTAGCCAGATCGCTGTAGGGGTCACCTCAAGCTCGCGCGCAATTTCAACCCTGGTCAACTCTTTCTCGATGAGCCATTTTTTTATAGCTTTCACTCGTTTTTTGTCTGTCACTGGCGGCTCCTTTCAAAAAAGTTGACAGTCGTCTATTTTTTGCTAGACTTTTGACTTAGTTGTTATGAAAAGTTGTTTTTTGAACTAATTTCAGTATCTCTAAAAAATAGGGAATGTGTCAAGCTAAAATTAAAAAAAATCAACTCGGTCATACTTCTAAAAATAAAGGAAGGCCACTATTTATCGTAATTAGAGCCCTAAAAATCATAAAAAAATTTTTTCTAGTCATACTTCTTAGCTAAAAAAAGTGGTGAAAAGGGGAAAGTGTTTGTGATGAAAGAGAGCATAGAATCTGAGGTTTTGGGCTTTTTATTTAAAACGGTCTCACTTTTTAGAGGTTGGTCATACTTATGAAAAAAAAGTATGACCAATTTGCCGAACGCTTAAAACTTGCTTTAAACGGAGTTTCGCCGGGGTCAAACCCTGTAATCCATAGTTTTCACGCTCTTCGATTTGTTT